TGTCTTTGTTTTCTTTATCTTCGGATCCTTCATGTTCAGCCGCTGATTCGCCTTCATGTTCAGCCGCCGATTCGCCTTCATGTTCTACAGCTGATTCGCCTTCATGTTCGACAGCTGATTCGCCTTCATGTGCAACCGTTTTTTCAATCATTGGTGCTACTTCAGCTGCACCTTCTTCTGCGACTAGGGACGCCATTATTTATAAGTTACAATATCCCGAGAAAAATATGCGAAATACTTTACGAAAACTATATAAAATTGAACTCCGATTACAATTGTAACAACTCTCAAAAATAATAATGGATAATAAACAAGGACGAACTAAAAAGAAGAAAACACTTACTACTTCTGCTGAAAAATACAAATTATGGAATATATTCGACACAGATAACAAAGAATTGGAAATCGAATCAGAAAATACAATAGAATGTATTTACGATAATTCCGTGCCTAAAGAGCCCGAGCAGCCATCAGGTTGCAATCTATGTTCAGCTGCATTAATGATTATGGAAGACGGGTTTCCTACTTGTACCAACAAGCAATGTGGTCTAATGTACAAAGATACACTTGATTATTCACCTGAATGGAGATTTTATGGTGCAGATGATAAAAATTCATCCGACCCAACTCGGTGTGGAAATCCGATAAACCCTCTTTTGCAAGAATCGTCATTTGGGTGTAAAATTATCTGCGCGCCAAATGCATCTTACGAAATGAAACGTATTCGCAAATGGACCGAATGGCAGGCCATGCCCCATCGTGAAAAGTCTCTTTACGACGAATTCCAGTTTATTACAATTATGGCGAAAAACGCAGAAATACCGCGTATATTTATTGACGATGCGATGGCTATTCACAAAGACATTTCTGGGCAGAAAATGTTTCGTGGAATGAATCGTGATGGTATCAAAGCTGCCTCTATTTACATTTCATGTCGCCTAAATGGATGTCCTAGAACATCTCACGAAATTGCGGAGATATTCAAATTGGACAAAACAAGTGCGACTAATGGATGTTCCATGGCGATAAATATAGTCAGCAATTTAGGGCGAAACGGAAATACATTAAACGCATCAACAGATGATTTATGTGCGACTACACCAAGCTCTTTCATTGAACGATATTGTAGTCGTTTAAATATGAATTCCGAGCTAACCAAATTGGCCAAATTTATTGCAAAAAAGATTGAACAAACTGCGTGTATTAATGATAATACACCTCATTCCATTGCAGCTGGGATTGTTTATTTCGTTGCTCAAACGTGTAATAGTAGTATATCAAAAACGGATGTAAAACAAGTATGTGGTGTTAGTGAAGTAACTATCAACAAATGTTTCAAGAAAATGGAACTACTTAAGGAAAAACTAGTTCCCCAAGTGATTTTACATAAATATCAAGAACTATTAGAAATCGAAGTGACACTATAATGATTGGAATGACTTGCATATTGAATATTTTTACTCTCACAACAAATATTTTAATCAGAATCAAGTCGAGTATGCTAAAAATTATATGAATAATCCCGATGTAACCGATCAATGTATCACTGCTGATATGATGGATAGTTTAAATGAATTACAGAACAATTTGATTAAATTGGAGAAAAATGCATATTATGAATGATATACAATCGGAGTTGGATAATAAGTCGAAGAATAATTCCACTTTTTCATTTGGTACGCGTGTTGAATAAATACCCATATAATTTTTATTATACATACTATATAACAATAATGTTCAAAATTTTTGCATTATTAACAAGTTTAGTTGGGATTACTGCGAGATTGAATGAATATGTGCCGTCATTAGACACAGGGCAATATTTAATACAACACGCAAATAATTCATCTCTACCACAATCGTATTCTTGGAGTGATGTAAATGGTGTGAATTACTTGACGAAAAATCTAAATCAACATATTCCCGTATATTGTGGGAGTTGCTGGGCCCACGGAAGTATTAGTTCTTTAGCAGATCGAATCAAAATTGCTAGAAAAGCCGCTTGGCCTGATATAAATCTCAGTATTCAATTTATATTAAACTGTAGAATGGGTGGTTCATGCAATGGTGGGGATCATTTGGCAACATATAAGGCGATTCACGAATATGGTTCTATCCCCTACGAAGATTGTATGGTGTATCAAGCATGCAGTGCCGATTCTAGAGAAAAGGGTTGTAGTGATAAATCGTTGTTTCAATGTACTGCTGAAAATACTTGCAAAACGTGTAATACTTTTACATCCAATGGAGGTACTTGCAGTGCGATTCTACAATATCCAAACGCTACTATTGCTAGTTATGGTGCAGTAAAAGGTAGTGATAATATGAAGGCTGAAATCTATAAAAATGGACCCATTGCATGCGGGATTAATGCGGAACCAATTGATGAATATACAGGGGGAGTCTTAGATGAACCACACGCATTGAAAATGATAAATCATATTATATCTATTGTTGGTTGGGGATATGATGCCACTATTGATAAACAATATTGGATTATTCGAAATTCGTGGGGTAGTTATTGGGGAGAACTTGGATTTATGAAATTAGTAATGGGTGAAAATCAATTGGGTATCGAAAAAACATGTGCTTTTGCTATTCCAGGTGATTGGACCATACATAATGTCCCTTGTTATGAAGATGGTAGTAATTGCTCTTAATAACTGCGTTCGATAGAATATTTTTTATATCACAAAAAATATTATATGAGTGAATTCGAAGAAAATATTCAAATTACCATAGAGGAACCATCCACACCCAAAATAGTCTTTATTATCCCCTATCGTGACAGAGAACAGCAATTACATTTTTTCCGGAGACAAATGAAACACGTATTGGAAGATATAGATGAAAAAGATTATGAAATGTATTTTATCCATCAAGCAGACAAACGGTCATTTAATTGCGGTGCAATGAAGAATATTGGGTTTCTCTATGTGAAACAAAAATACCCACAACATTACCGATCTATTACTTTAGTATTCAATGATGTAGATACAATGCCGTTTAGCAAAAACTTCTTGCAATATCCAACATCTCCGGGTATCGTGAAACACTTTTATGGGTTTAACTATACATTGGGTGGTATTGTTTCCATTACAGGTTATGATTTTGAACGTGTAAATGGGTTTCCGAATTTTTGGGGATGGGGGTATGAAGATAATTTATTGGACAAACGTGTAAAAGAAGCACGTATTAAAATCGATCGAACACAATTCTATCCATTTGCAGACAAAAATATTCTCCATTTTTTCGATGGTTTAATGAAACATGTAAATTCGGATGACGTTCGGCGTTACGCCAAAAATACAAAAGAAGGTTGGATCTCTATTAAAAACATGGATTATGAATATGATGCCGACACCAATATGGTGAATGTTACCAGTTTCGATACAGGTATTCCTGAAAATAAAAAAACCGCATTTACCCATGATTTAAGAAATGGTTCTACACCGGCTCACGGTGTTCGAATGGGTCGCGGTAATACTATGAACATGATATTATAATGCAATAACCTTATAAGTAATGCCTATTTTATACTGCGTTTCCCAAATACCCGATATTTTAATAGCATATTTATTATCATATTTCGCAGTTTCGCGATATACACGCACACTTCCTGTAGTTAGTTGCTGTTTCAACGAACATTGTACCTTTTTTTGTATTTGACGGTCTTCGCTATATAAATCTAACAAGGATTTTTCTAATATAGCCAGACGGTGCATCATATGTATGTTGTGTGGATGGTCTAATGTAAAATACATTAAGCGTGATACGTCTTTGTCTTGATTCGTATGATTACGTATTACAATCGGAAAATCAATATACAGTCCATTTAATGTAATATTTTCATTAGAATAAAGTATTTTTGTAAATTCTCCATCCAATAAATTGTTACATTTTGCGTCTGTAAATCGTACATAATCATTAAAAACAACATGTGGTATATTTGTTTGCATTATATAAGTAAAATCATTTAAATTAAGTAAAATAATCATTGATATATGGTTTGAACCGAAACGTTTATATATTTTACATTGTGTATAATATTCAGAATTATAAATAACGTTATATGAAATCGCGATAGTTATCGTATATACCCAATACATGCTTTGATGGAATAACTTCATTTAAAACACTACGTATAGTATTTATATATGCTGGTTCTGGTGCTGTTGCTGGTGCTGGTGCTGTTGCTGGTGCTGTTGCTGGTGCTGTTGCTGGTGCTGTTGCTGGTGCGGTTGCTGGTGCGGTTGCTGGTGCGGTTGCTGGTTCAGATACAGCATCTGATACAGTAGTAGTTGGCGTTGGTGTAGTAGTTGGCGTTGGTGTAGTAGTTGGCGCTGATAATGGATCAGCATCTATCGTTAATTTATAATCTTGATCAGGGTATGCTGTTTCATTTAGAAATGGTACAATAGTTACTAAATGTGAAGATGTACCAGATACACGAATACCACTGTTTGGAATAGTTACTAAAAATGATGTACCATTCACTTTAGTTGTACCAATAAGTGTATTTTTTATATTATAAATTTTAAGTGTTAGATCACTATTTTTATTATATGGTGTAAAGGATATCGTTCCGTTAAGATATTGTGAATTTTTGGTTAAAGGTTTTGATGTTATATTTGAATATTGAAACAATACATCAGATGCAGGAGCAGGAGCAGATGCAGGAGCAGATGCAGGAGCAGATGCAGGAGCAGATGCAGGAGCAGGAGCAGGAGCAGGAGCAGATGCAGGAGCAGATGCAGGAGCAGGAGCAGGAGCAGGAGCAGAATCACCATCTGATATAGTTAAACCCTCACGTACTTTCACAAATCGTTTCATAATTAGTAATCCAAAAAATAATGCAATCAAATAATGAATTATATCTATCATTTGGATTGAATTCATAAAACTTCTCATATGTAAATCGAATATATATTAAAAATATATTCTATTTATCACAAAACGGTTATTCTTTATCTTCTAACATAGTGATTACTTGAATGAAAATTTAATTTTTTTTCAGGATACGTAACCTCGCCCATTTTAAACGGTCCAGGTGTAGGAATCAACTCTTTTTTTAATTTCTTTTGTTCGACTAAACATTGCTGTAACTCAGTTTCAACTTTTGCTAATTCATCGTCTTGTATTGATATTTTATGTAACATTTCACGATTCTCTTGTCGTTTTTTTTTCAATTTTTCCTGTAAAACCATATGTTGAGC